TTGTGTTATAATTATAAATACAATCAATACAGTATAGCAAAACATTTGAAAAATGTCAATAAGTCCTACAATTGAAACTGCGGAATTGTTAGCAAGAAGAGCAGAAGTAAGCACTCGTGAAGTAGATCTTCGTAGAGAATTAGGTATTGTCTTTGGTGATGCAATAATTTTTGCATTAGTTGTTGATATCTATCATGGAAAAATTCAAGGTAAAGATGGATACCTATGGAAGGTTGCCGAACCTATAGTAGAGCAATATAAAGATGTCCTTGATAGGTTAGATCCCGCTACTGCTCAGTTATATGCTGATAAAACTATCGAAGAACAGACAACTGCACACCTATTAGCACAAGATGAAACTATACTAAAAGTGCCTCAGGGATGACTTATAAATATTGATACACACTATTTTATTTGATAAAAATGGATCCTGCACAATTGAAATCAAACTTTGAAGAACAAATATCAAAGACTGATACTCAGATAACTGAGTTAGAAACAAATTTGGCAAAGGCAAAAGAATATAAACTTAAATTAGTAGGAGGTCTAGAAACACTAGGTCTTTTAGAGCAAGAAGATGCACCAGCACCTGACACAGCACCCGCAAGCATCGAACCTTCCTAAATAGGAACGAAGGGATTATAGTATCTAATGGCAACGCCAGCATCTAAAACTGATCTGATTACATATTGTAAGAGGAATTTGGGAGAACCTGTGTTACAGGTTAACGTTGATGATGAACAAGTAAATAATGTTATAGACGACACGTTTCAGTTCTTCCAAGAGAATTGTTACAATGGTATGGAGCGTTGTTATCTTGTGCATGAGATAACTGCTGCTGATAAGACTCGTCTTGCAGCAACTGTTTCTACAACAAAAACAGATGGTTCAGATACTGTAACTTGGAATGAAGCAACAAATTATATACCTATTCCAGCTCATGTAACTGGTATCAGTAAGGTTTTTGGAATGGTAGGTAACTCTATTCGTTCTAACTTATTTGGTGTTGAGTATAGAATGTTCTTAAACGACTTGTATGCTTTTGGTTCCCTTGATATCTTAAACTATTATATGACCAAGCAATATCTAGAAACTCTAGATATGGTTTTAAATAATGGTTCATTTCAACAGTTTAGATATACACAGCGTCGTGATCGCTTGTATCTTGACATAGATAAAGACTTCTTACAAGAAGGGCAAAATCTATTGATAGAGGCTCATCGTATGATTGATCCTACAGATGCAACCGAAATGTATAATGATATATTTGTAAAAAGATATGCTACTTCATTGTTGAAGAAACAGTGGGGACAGAACTTAATCAAATATAATAATGTACAACTACCAGGTGGCGTAACACTAAATGGTAGAGAACTTTATATGGACGCACTAGCAGAAATTGAGAAAATCGAAGCAGAGGTTCTCAGTAAGTATGCTATACCGCCAATGGATATGATCGGATAAAATGCCTACCAGTTCCTATTTCCCAACTTATCATCAAGGTCACAGTGGTGAACAAACCCTCGTTCAGAATCTTGTGGATGAGCAAATCAAACTGTTTGGTTCTGACATATACTATCTACCCAAAACAATCTTAGCAGATAGCACTTTGGATGAAGTTAGATACACCAAGTATCAAGACCAATTCCAAATCGAAATGATGTTAGTTAACGTCATGGGTTTTGGAGATAATGCAGAATTCATAAGTAAGTTTGGTTTGACCATTACAGACGAGATAATTTTTCGTGTGTCTACAAAAAGGTGGGACGAAGAAGTAGCGGAACATAGTATGTCTGCAAAACTTACAGTTCCTGAGAGACCTAATGAGGGAGACTTATTATATTATCCTCTCACACAGAACTTGTATGAAATTAAGTATGTTGGAAAGGAAGAACCATTCTTCCAGTTTGGTAAGATTCAATTTTATGCGATTACTGCAGAACTATATCAGGTTGGTTCAGACGATCTTGCTACTGGTATTGCAGAGATAGATGCAATAGAAGTATTGTTTGATACAGCTATATCTCTTACAATGGGTGTTGGTGGCACAGGAGACTTTACTGTTGGTGAGACAGTAACTGGTGGTACTACTGCTACTACTGCAGAAGTCAAAGCATGGGATAGTTCTACAAGAATACTACAGGTAATCAATAGGACTGGAACATTTGCTGCAAATGAATCACTCACAGGAAACGATAGTAGTGCTGTATGGGTTGTATCAACCTTTGACACATTACAGAATACAGCAAGTGAGTACGATCAGAATAGAGCAATCGAAAATGAAGCTGACAATGTAGTTGATTGGTCAGAAGGTAATCCATTCGGTGAATTTGGTAATTTTACAGGTAGTATCTAATGTTAGGATCACACTTTTACAACCAGATAGTTCGTAAGAACATCATAGCATTTGGAACACTCTTCAATAATATTACACTGAAGAGCACAGATCCAAGCACTGGTGCTGTATTAGAAGAATTAAAAGTACCGTTGGCATACGGTCCTAAGCAAAAATTTATTGTACGTCTAGAAGAGAACGCTAGTTCTAGAAAGGTAGCAATTACTTTACCTAGACTGTACTTTGAAATGACAAGTATTGATTATGATCCTACCCGTAAAACTTCTCCTATACAAAAATATAAAACAATTATCAATGGGAATCAAGAAGAGGTAAGAGTACAGTACGTTCCCGTGCCATACAACTTATCATTTGAACTTGGTGTCATGGCAAAGTCACAGGACGATGCCCTACAAATTACTGAGCAGATACTACCATACTTCCAACCATCATTCTCTGTAACTCTCAACATGATTCCTGATATGAATGAGAAGAGAGATATTGCTGTTGTATTAAACAATGTATCATACGAAGATACATGGGACGACAGTTTCTATGAACGTAGATATATCATCTATACTTTACAGTTCCAGATGAAGACTTATCTATACGGTCCTTACAACACATCAGATGTTATTAAGAAAGCAATCATACATGAAACACTTGGTGATACTGCAACTAGTCGTAGAACTATTACTAGAACATATACACCAAAAGCAAAAACAGATATCAATAGTGATGGTCAGATAGATGCTGCTGATGACGTATTAGTAGATGCTGGTGATGACTTTGGATTTAATGAAGGGATAGAATTCTTATGAACCTAGAAGATAATATGGAAGAACTTCTTAACATGGAAGTAGAACCTGTTACAAAACCTAATATTCCTAAAGTAAAATCTAAGGAAGATGATCTAGAGAAAGACTATGAATATACTCGTGGAGAGTTATACTCTCTCATAGATCAGGGTCAGGAGGCAGTCAGAGGAGCGTTAGAGGTTGCACAGGAAAGTGGGCATCCAAGAGCATATGAAGTTGCTGTAGCAGCAATGAAGCATGTTTCAGATATGACTGAAAAATTACAAGACTTACATAAAAAAATGAAGGATATTTCTGCAGAGGAGAGAGGTCCTAGTAAGGTTACTAACAACGCTATGTTTGTTGGTAGCACTACAGAGTTACAAAAAATGCTTAAAGAAATGGGTGGTGGCAAGAGATAGTAGCATAAATAAATGCAGAGACCCTGACATGGTACATGAGATACAAAGAATTTAAAAGACTCGCTGAGTCTGCCAATGTGCAGGATAACGGAATTTTAGAAGGTGCAGCCTGGACAAAGAAGGCTGGCAAGAACAAAGAAGGTGGACTTAATGAGAAGGGTAGGAAGTCTTACGAAAGATCAAATCCTGGATCTGACCTTAAAGCACCAAGCAAGAAGGTTGGAAATCCCCGTAGAGCATCATTCTGTTCTAGAATGAAGGGAATGAAAAAGAAATTAACTTCAAAGAAAACTGCCAGTGATCCTGATAGTAGGATCAATAAATCACTAAGAGCTTGGAATTGCTAACACAACGTGTAATGTGATATAATATTGAGTATAATTATAGTATGAATACCTAATGAGAAAATGCGTCTAAACAATGGCGATGTTCAATATCTAATCAGAGCTTGTTTGGTCTATCAAGAGCAAACAGGATCAGAGGATCTATGGGAAAAATACGATGATTTAATCAATAAACTCAGAATTTATTCAGAGCAAAACTTGACCCCATCAGAATAATGAAACTTAAAACAAGATTTGAAACTTTCTCTAGAAAAGAAAGGGAGATGCTTGCAGAAGCAATTTGGAGAAGGCAGAGATGTTATATTGCTGGTGATAAACTTTTCAATGAATATGGCAAGATGTTGTCAGAATGTCTAGACAAAATGGATTATATGCCAGGCAGAGTAGTATAAATACCTATTAATATTATGTTCAGTAAAGAATTAAAAGAAGCAACTAAGGAATCTCATTCCGCAGCAGAGAACACAAAATTTGTTGCAGGATTTCTTAGAGGGGTTGTTGACCCTGAGGAGTATCGTAAACTTATTGCCAACTTCTGGTATGTTTACAGTACTATGGAGAAACTAATCAATGATTCTGAAGATCCAACTGTAAGAATATTACAGGGATGGCAATCAGAACTTGATCGTAGTCAATCATTAGAAAAGGATCTAGCATATTACTACGGTCCTTATTGGAAAGAAAAGATAGAGTCTTCACCCGCATGTGATACCTATTGTTCTAGACTAACTGAATTAGCACAAGAAGATCCATATCTTCTACTTGCTCATCATTATACTAGGTACATAGGTGATCTATCAGGTGGACAAATTCTTTGTAAAATAGCAAAGAGTGCACTCAATCCTCCTGCAGGAGAGGGTTTAAATTTCTACGAATTTCCTGAGATTCATGATGCTAAAGAATGGAAAACAACTTATAGGGCAGTCCTTGATCAATTAGATTTAGATCTATCACAAAAGAATGCTGTGTTTGTAGAAGCAAATCATGCGTTTAAATTAAACATGTATATGTTTGATGAAATTAAATCTGAAGATCCTTACCCTGTGATGACAGCACTATATGGTTTCTGGAAAGTAATTACTGGTTCTATTACAAACAAAGGAAAATGAAAAACTTACCAATTAAATCATCATGTATAATATTTGGTTTAATTATTGGAACAGGAACATTCCTCATACCAGTAGCGTGGGCACATCCAATTTTAGTATAAAATGGTAGTGTGGGGAGTCATATGGATGGTTGGAATACTGGTCATAATAGTGACTTGGTATATCTACTATATACTAAAGATGTCATTTATGGAGATGAAAGATGGGAGCGATGACACCACCAAGTAGGAAGTCCTGCTATAACTTTAGAGTAACGGAGATTAACCGTGTTCTTGACGGCGATACTATTGATGTCACCATTGATCTTGGGTTTGACTTATACAAGAAAGAAAGAGTTAGAATTGCAGGGATTGATACGCCAGAGAAAAGAACAAGAGACTTGGAAGAGAAGGCATTGGGAATAGATGCAACTAATTATTTAAAGAAGAAACTAGAGGACACAATAGCAGGAGATGAAGAACTCACCATCAGAACCGAACTTAAAGGGGGCATGGGTAAGTATGGTCGTCTTCTTGGGTGGTTGTATATTGGCGAGGATACTCTTTCCGTAAATGAAACTATGATTGACGAAGGTTACGCATGGTGCTATGATGGAGGTACTAAGCAAAAAAATTTCGAGGAGCTACGTGAAATACGTAGATCTTTCGGTACACTTATTGAATAAAAATTATGAAAAGTAGAATGATTGAAGCTCTTAAAGCATCTGCTAAAGGAGAAATCAAAAAACATTTAGTTAACATTGATGTTTACTTACATAATCCTGTTGGTATTGGTGAGCACTCTAATATTATGGATGCAGTTACAACAGAACTTGATGCCATTGCTAAACAAGATGATAGATTAGAAGCACTGGAAAAATATGTAGAAGGTAGAGTAGATAACACTTGCTTTAAATAACTCAAATGAACTTAGAAGATCTATCACCAGATGAAGACTGGATTGTTCATCTAGATATCGGTATTACCGATGTTAGAGAATTGTATCGTGTAGTATCTTTTGCTCTAGAGAATGGTTATAAAGAAGAAGATAAAGAATATCTAGAAGCACTGAAAGGACAGTTGTATGCTATGTTATTAGAGTATTCATTTACTCATATAGAATAATGAATGAGATCACAGTATTCGTTTACTTAGTATTCTTTGTTGCATTGTTTGGAATGACTTTTGCATTTATGTTTAAGATGATGGGTTCTGTCTTGTCGGATATGGATAGAAAACCTGTCAATAGTTATGGTGATGCAATGAGAGCATATAAACCTCATCCAGAAATGGAAGATGTTAAAGATGGAGATGAACTACTAGTATTCAAGTCGCTAGAAGACCTTG